TTCAGATCTCACAAGACTACTCATCAATGGTTAACTTCGCAAGATGTAAGTGTCTAGGTGCGAATGTACTTCGTGGTCCTGATCAGTTACCTTGGGATGGTAAACTAGAGTATGATTACCAACTTTGGATTGACTCGGATATTGTCTTTACTTCAGAGAAGTTCTGGCAACTGTGCGATCTTGCACTACCTGCCGAAGACTCAGAGAGAGAAGAGGCTGAGATATGCGGTGGTTGGTATGCAACAGAAGACGGCATGACTACCTCAGTTGCTCACTGGTTAGAGGAAGATGATTTCCGCAAGAACGGTGGAGTCATGAATCATGAAACCGTTGAGTCAATCTCCAAGCGTAAGAAGCCTTTCACCGTAGACTACACAGGTTTCGGTTGGGTCATGATTAAGAACGGAGTCTTCGAGGATAAGAAAATGACCTATCCTTGGTTTGCTCCGAAGATGCAACAGTTTGAGTCTGGAGCAGTTCAGGACATGTGTGGAGAGGACGTATCGTTCTGTCTAGATGCGATTGATGCAGACTATAAGATCTGGTGCGATCCTCGGATACGTGTTGGTCACGAAAAAACTCGTGTTATTTAACCGTCGTGTCTCGTTTAACTATGGAGGATAACTAAATGGCAATGCGAAGTCCACTCGGTGGCGAACTCATCGAAGCAACGCCGAAAAAATCTCGTCAGGGAAGAGGCAAGCATAGTAAGTATGCGGCAACCTCTCGTAATAAGGCTAAAAAACGCTACCGTGGTCAAGGTAGATAAAAAAAGGGGGACTCTTTATGAGTCCTTTTTTAATTACTAAAAACTTAACATGGACAATGTAGAAATAATGTTTTCCATTCCTCTTATTCACTATAAGATTGAGAATTGGGAATATAATAAAAAAAGAATTTTAGATCTTCTTCCTCCTGAAGACGGAGATAAAGGTAAAAAGCATCCTAGTTATAATCAAGATAAATTAACAACAGATTGGGCCACATGGGAAAGTGATACTGATGTGTTACCACCTTATGCTCCTGTTTTAATTGATATTATTAAGCCATATCTTAAAAAGTTTGTAGGTGATATACCAATAAGTTTTACTGACATGTGGTATCAGAAATATTATAATGGTTCATCTCATAATACTCATAATCATGGAGCACTTGGATGGTCTTCTGTGGTTTATGTCGAGTTTGATCCAGAAGTACATTTAGCAACTCGTCTTCTTTCTCCCTTTGGTAATCATATTGATGGCACTGTAATGGAATATTTTCCCAAAATAGAAGAAGGAGATATGATTATTTTTCCATCTTCTATTTTCCATGAATCAGGTGTCCAGAGAACAGATAAAAGACGTACTATTATTTCTTATAATATGGAAGGTCTAGAAAGAAAATCCCGATTTATACTAAAATAAATAAATAAGACTCGAAATATAGAAATGCACGATTTTTTAGACAGCCTACCTAATCAACAATATCAGAAAATGCTTCGAGAGATAGCAAATGACTCGATTGTACCTAAAAAGGGGGATAAAAAAGTAACAAATGACCTCTATGAAAAGAAAGAAGATGATGATTTTCATGAGTTGTTAAATTCTTTAGAATAATACTGCTAAATAAAGATATATTTGCCCGTTTATAGTGCCTGTTCAACGCATAAGTAAATCATTTAAGGATATTAGCATGTCCTTTCAGGTTAATCCGTTAACTGAAGACCTTATTGCGATTAAAAATCAGACTGCTATTGCTCGTTCTCTTCGTAATTTAGTGCTTACGGCACCAGGAGAACGATTTTTTAATAATAATTTGGGTTCAAGAGTTAATGAATTACTCTTTGAGAATATGGATGATATTACTGCATCCTCAATAAAGGGTGAAATTGAGAATACTATTAAAAATTATGAGCCTAGAGTTAAATTGTTATCTACAAAGGTATCTGCCAATCCTGATTCATATGAATTCGATGTTATCATCACTTATGAAATAGTTGGAATAGATGCACAAGCACAACAGTTATCATTCGCATTACAACCAGCAAGATAATGCCCCTAGTTAATTTCGCAAATCTGGACTTTGACCAGATAAAAACATCAATTAAAGATTATCTTCGATCTAATTCCAATTTTACGGATTATGATTTTGAAGGATCTAACCTGTCAACTATAATTGATGTCCTTGCATACAACACTTATATCACCTCATACAATGCCAATATGGTATCCAATGAGGTTTTTATCGATAGTGCAACATTAAGAGAAAATGTTGTATCTCTTGCACGAAATATTGGATATGTTCCTCGGTCTAAAAAGTGCTCTCAAGCTAATATTTCCTTTTTTATAGATACATCGGACTATGCATCTGTACCTCAAACCATAACTTTAAATAAAGGGATAGTTGCATCATCATCTGATTTCAATAATGAGAGTTATACCTTTGCAATTTTAGATGATATAACAGTTCCTGTCTCAAATGATGAGGCTGTATTCAATGATATTCCAATTCAGGAAGGAGTTTACATTACTTCGACCTTTACTGTAAATTCATTTGACCCCGATCAACGGTTTATTCTGGAAAATGCGGGTATTGACATCTCTACAATGAGAGTAATTGTAAAACCATCCGAATCTTCTACTGTTACACGAAAATATAGTCAATCTGAGAGTCTATTTGATATAAATTCTGATTCTCCTGTTTATTTTATTCAAGAAATAGAAGGTGAAAGGTATGAATTGATCTTTGGTGACGGAATTTTTGGTAAAAAGTTAGAAGCACCTAGTTTTATTGAAGTTTCTTATCTTGTAACTAATGGATCGCTTGCAAATGGCATCTCAAATCTGAATTTTAGCGGAAAATTAACATCTTCAAGAGATAATACTGCTGTAAATTCTGGAATTTCCGAAATTACTACTCTTAAAGATGCTTCTAACGGTGAAAGTATTGAAAATATTGAATCAATTAAGAAATATTCTACTAGAATTTACTCTTCTCAAAAAAGAGCAGTAACAACTGATGATTATGAAGCAATTATTCCCTCATTATATCCTCAAACCGACGCTGTATCAGCATTTGGAGGGGAAACATTAAATCCTCCTCAATATGGAAAGGTTTTTGTGAGTATAAAACCTTCAAATGGACTTTATTTGTCCAATATGATCAAAGATAATATTAAAAGAGACATTAAAAAATATACTGTAGCAGGAATAGAAGTAGAAATCACGGATTTGAAGTTTTTATCAGTAGAATTGGGTATAAAAATATATTATAACTCTAATTTAGCAACATCTGGTAACAATCTCATTACTCAAGTATTATCTAATGTGTTGAAATATGCAAATTCTGCGGAAATGAATAAATTTGGTGCGAGATTTAAGTATAGTAAACTCTTAGCTGTGATTGATAATACTAGTGATGCAATTACTTCTAATATTACTACCGTTACCATGAAAAGGGATTTGAGAGTATCGTTAAATAGTTTTGCGGAATACGAAATTTGTTTTGGAAATTGTATTTCAGTTAAAAGTTGTGATGGTTACAATATTAAATCATCGGGATTTAATGTAGATGGAATTGCAGGTACAGTTTATCTTACCGATCACCCAGATCCACATTCTACTTCTACAGGTACTATTTCTTTAATACAATTGACATCCTCTACTCAGGCTAAAACAATTAAAAAATCTATTGGTATAGTTGATTATAAAAGAGGGGAAATTAAACTTTCTCCTATCAACATAACTAATACTCTTGTTAATAAAGGGTTCCCAGTTATTGAAATTTCAGCATCTCCTTGTTCTAATGATATTTTAGGTCTTCATGATTTGTATTTGCAATTGGATACTGACAATATAGATATTAGTGCTATTTCAGATATTGGTGATACTCTGGAAGACACTACTCCAACCTTAGTTCGTGGAAAATTAAATATTCCAGGTTCTACAAGTTGTGATACACCAGATAATACTGTAGTTAGTGCCACTAGTCCTACTACAACCACCTCCAGTGCCTCTACAACAGCAGCAACCACTACTTCAACTACATCTAGTGGTGGAGGCGGTTCATCATCTAGTGGTGGTGGCGGTTCATCATATTCTTACTAAGATCAAAGTATACAACAAATGATATCAACAGATCTCCAAAGAGTACAGATTCAAAATATAGTTGAGAATCAACTCCCTTCTTTTGTGCAAGAAGATTTCCCTTTACTGGGAGAGTTTCTTAAAGAATACTATGTTTCTCAAGAGTATCCTGGAGCTTCTGCTGATTTAATTCAAAATATAGATGAATATTTAAAATTAGAATCATTAACTAATAATTCCAATCAAACTCAACTAGGAAGTGATGTAGGATATCAAGATACTACTATTACAGTAACTTTTGATCTTAATAAAGGTATTTTTGGTACATACCAATTTCCTGATAGGTATGGATTAATACAAATTGATAATGAAATCATTTTATATACGGAAAAAACAAATACAACTTTTAAGGGGTGTGTAAGAGGGTTCAGTGGTGTAACATCTTATAAGGCTTTAGATGCTATTGACAAGTTACAGTTTTCTCAATCGGATATTAATCCTCATGGAGCAGGAAGTACTGTTATTAACTTAAGTGCTTTACTTTTAAATGAGTTTTTGATAAAAGTTAAAAAACAAGTTTCTCCAGGTTTTGAAGATAGAGTTTTAGACTCTGATTTAAACGAAAGATTGTTTATTTCTAGATCTAAAGATTTTTATGAAACTAAGGGTACTGATGAATCCTTTAAAATTCTTTTTGGTGCATTGTATGGAGAAAAAGTAGATGTTATTAAACCAAGAGAATTTCTATTTAAACCATCTGATGCCCAATATAGAATAACTAAGGATTTAGTAGTACAATCTATTCAAGGAGATCCTCTGGATTTGCTTAACAGCACTTTATATCAAAATGCTGCTCATTTTGGAGATCATTATTGTGTTGAGGAAGCTTATGCACCTATTAGTGATGTGGCAAAAATAGCTATTGGAAATTCTGATTATTATAAGTTAAGTCTTGATTATGGTTATGCTAGAGATGTACCTTTAAAAGGAAGTGTTTTTGGGGAATTTATAATTCATCCAAATACTCAAATAATAACAGAGGTGGCAGTTGGATCAAGCGTGGTGGACGTAGATTCTACTATAGGATTTCCAGAAGCAGGTGAATTGTATGCTGTCTATGGAACAGGGGTTACAGGAATATTAACTTATAGATCTAAGTCTGTCAATCAGTTTTTTGGAGTTGGTTTAGCTAATACTACAACTGTTGGTGTTACAACTGCTATCAATTCAAAAGAAAATATTAGATTAAATATTGATGCTTATGGATATGTTGGATTAGGAACTACTACTAAAATTTCGGTAAGAATTGGTGGTGTTTTAGCAGATCCTATAATTCCTGAAAATACTTATTATTTTGATAAAGATGATACTATTTCAATTAGGTCTTTAGGAATAACTACTAGTAGTGCAAAGGTAGATAATTGGTTTTATAATGTTGCTACAAAATATGATATAGAATCAATAACATTAGTTGATTCTTCTGATTTTACTTACACACTTGTTACTCAAGCTAAGAATAATTTTAGATTAGGAGATAAAGTTACTATTACTGATAGTTTGGGTAGCACTAAAGATTCTACAGTGACGGAAGTTATAAGTGCTTATAGTTTTTCTATTAAGGGACAAGGAGTTATTGCTACTGCTAAGTATACTGTTCAAAGACAAATTTTAAGAGGAAAGGTAAAAACTTCATTATCGGATTATTCTTATATTGATAATTATTTTGCAAATATTCAAAATACCTACGTAAAATTTAATCAAGATCTTGTAGTTGCTTCTTCTTCTATTCCCAACTACTATAATGCTCCTTTAGATTTTTATGATAGAAAAATTACGTTAAACGGTGAATATAGTGGATCTGAATTTACTATTCTAGATGTAGAAGATCATGGTTATTATACAGGAGATGCGGTATATTATAATTCTTATGATATAGAAACAAAAGATTTTCTTGGAAATACTACTAAAGTTATTAGTAAGTTCCCTGAGATGGATCCTGGTATTTTCTTTGTAAACCGATTAAACAAAAACCAATTTCAACTTGCTACTAGTCCTGCCAATATTTCTAATAACTCATTTGTTTCTGTATCGGGAATTGTAACATCTAATACATTAGAGTATATTAATTTTCATAATAAAGATGTTGAGCATCAGTTATTATTAAAGGAGATAAAAGCACCTGTTAATGATGATGGAAATTATGATACTGAACCAGGAACAAGAACTGGTATACTTGTTAATGGAGTTGAAATATTAAACTACAAGTCTAACGAATCTGTTTATTATGGTTCTATTAAAGAATTTGATGTTGCATCGAAAGGAACTGGTTATGATGTTATAAATCCTCCAATTTTACATGTTTCTGATAATGTTGGTTCAGGTGCAACAGGAATTTGTGCTATTAAAGGATCTTTAATAGATGTTAATATTACTGATCCTGGTTTTGATTATGTTTCTACTCCTACTGTCACTATAAGTGGGGGTAATGGTACTGGAGCAAGTGCAAGTGCTAGTTTAAAATCTATAGATCATTCTGTTTCTTTTAATGCTACTGCAGATTCAGCTCGTGTTGATTTAACTGATAGCACGATTGGGTTTTCTACCTTCCATAAGTTTAGAAATGGTGAAAAAGTAATTTATAAAACAAATGGACAGACTGCAGTTGGTGGAATTTCAACGGATGCAATTTATTATGTTCATACTGTAGGTGTATCTACTATTAAACTTTATAAGAGTGAAACGGATGCTATAAAGGCTGGGATTAATACAATTTCATTGTCTAGTTTTGGAGTAGGCGTTCAGGAGTTCCATTCTTTTGATAAGAAACAAATTTTATCTAATATTATCATTGATAATCCAGGATCTGGATATGAAAACAAAAAAAGGACAATAGTTTCTTCAGTTGGGATTAATACTTCTTTAAATCAAATTAACATTAATGATCATGGATACAAATCTAAAGAGATTATTCAGTATTCGTATAATGTTGATCAAATTAGTGGAATAAATTCAAATACAAATTATATTGTTACTGAAGTTGATAATAATAATTTTAAACTCTCTAGTGTTGGTGTAGGAACAACAACTAAGTTCTTATATTATGATACTGAGCAGTATATTGATTTGACTATTTCTGGTTTAGGGACTGGAACGCATACATTTAATTATGAACCTATTACAGTGTCTCTTACAGGCGAAATAGGAGTCATTACGGCTACGGGTCAAGACTTTAGAGCCAAACTTCAACCATTGTTTAAAGGGTCACTTGAGTCTGTTCAAGTAACGTCTGAAGGTTCTCAATACGGATCATCAGATATCATAAATTATGATCGTCAACCTTTAATGACTCTTAATAGTGGATCAGGTGCTGAAATCACCGCTATTATTAATAATGGTAGAATAGTTGAGGCGGTAGTAGATAATCAAGGTCAAGGATACAACGCACCTCCAAATTTAGTTGTTTCAGGCAGAGGATATAATTGCAAATTAGTTCCTATCATTGAAGATGGAAAAATCACAAGGGTAAGAATTCATAATCCAGGAATTGGATATACAGGTTCTGTTGGAGTGGGGGTAACGGTTGATGATTCTAATGCAAAGTTAAGAGCAAAAATTCAAACATGGTCTGTTAATTTATTCCAAAAATATTTAAATATTATTTCTGATGATGATGGAATTTTAGCAGAATCCGAAAATTCAGAATTAGGTATAGAATATACTCATTTATATGCTCCTCGTAAATTAAGAGAATCTTTATATGTTAGAGATCAGGATAATAATGTAAAATATGGGTTATTAGATTTACAAAAAGTTGATGAAGAGGAAGTATCTGCTTCTTTCCATTCTCCTATCATTGGATGGGCTTATGATGGAAATCCAATTTATGGTCCTTATGGATATACTGAAAGAACAGGTGGATTTATTAAAGCCATGGAATCTGGTTATAAACCAGTAACTGGTACTAATCGTCCTTCTTTATCAATTTTCCCACAAGGATTTTTTGTTGAAGATTTTGAATTTGATAATTCTGGAGATCTGGATGAGCACAATGGTCGTTTTTGTATTACACCAGATTATCCAGAAGGTGTTTATGCATATTTTGCAACTATTAATCCTACAGTAATTGAAAATTCTGGACCTTTTAATAGATATAGAATGCCAGAGTTTCCTTATTTGATTGGAAATTCATTTAAGTCTCAACCTAATAGTTTTAATTATGATAATTCTATTGATCAACAGTCATATGATTTTAATAATACTACATGGTTTAGGAATACAACACCATATTCTTTGACAGAGCAAAATGCATATTATGATTTTTTACAGCAACCTAATAAAGAAAAAACTCAATTAATAGATATAAATTTAGTTTCTCATGGAAGTATTGATAAAGTAGGAATTCTTACTGGTGGAAATAATTATAAAGTAAATGATGATATACATTTTCAAAAAATAAATGAAAAGCAACAAGCTAAAGCGAAGGTTTCTAAGGTTGGTGGAAAAGTAGTTAATACTATTAGCGTTGCTTCAAGCACTATTTCCGATTTAGAGATATCTCCATTTGATAGTAATGGGGGTTATATAGCTTTCT